CGATTTACCTTTGGCCATTTGTGCTTCAATGTGTTCTTCCGTCATTGTTTGACGCAACTGACCAATAATAGTTTCCGGGCCCATGTTAAGTGCTCTAATAGCACTTGGGTAAAGACTGTTAATATCTAATGATCCGATCCAGTCATGTATACCTTCTTTAGGATGCGCTACATACGCACCTGCAGCACCGGCGTTATCTTCACGTTCACTCATCTTAGTGCGATTAGGAACTTGAAATCCCCTGCGATGGCTTTCGTTAATAATAGCTTGTTCAGTCACTGCCACAGCACCCATTGTGGTTTGTAGCAACACTGTGTTTTCATGTGCCAGTGTGTTGGCAAGATCCATGAATTTTAATTTTTTATCTAAATCGTCTAGCAGTTTGCAGTCGTTGATGTTGTATTCAACAAATGTTTTAAAGTCGTTGTTGTACAACTGATCCAGGGTGCCTTCGTACTGTGTTTTACGTTGCCCCAGTTCATATTCTGCAATAGCATCTAGCCTGTATGTATGACGTTCTTCGTATGTGTACTTGCGATACAGTTCTAGATAATCCAAATGCACACGACCAATGTAGTCGTATGTTACACTGTCGCGACCAAACTTTTCATATTCTCTGCGTTTGGGAAATTGATTGAACAAACAAAAACGTCTTGTGTCTTCTTTGCTTAATACTTTGGTAACACGATTGGTTGTGTATGGTACGTCGAATCCTTCACTGTTCCATCCACTAATAACATCTGCATCTTGTATTAGATCCAAGAACATGTCTAACAAGCCTGCTTCGTTATCAAACAAGTAGGTGTTGGGAAAGTCTTTGACCATTTCTTTGGCCGCTTCCATAGTAATGGTCTTTGGAGGTACTGCCATACAAACCATTGTTTCCATCCATTGTAGGTAAACAGCAATAGCAGTGATTGGCATAAATGCATCGTCTGGACTTGCATAGCCACGCTCTGGATCGAAGTCTACCTCAATGTCAAAAAATGCCACATTTAATTTTGGTGCATCTTGATTTAGGTAATGTTCACTCAGCGTTACAAAGATTGGATTGATATCGGACTCATACAGTTCTTTGCCACTGTTAATGGCCTGTTCTTTTCTGAGTTCTTTTGTGTTCTTACAAACAATACGTGTTAGCGCATCGCCGTAGATTGATTGAAATTTGCCACGTGGGTCTTTGACATAGAACGTGTGTTTGACTGGAATGTCACGGAACTCACGCTCACCTTTCTTGTTGCGTTCAACCACTTTAACGATGTCGTTCTCGCGGTCAAACCATGCATCTACATAGCTCATATTACTCTCCTATGTCATTTGAGGCTGACAAATACCTTTCGTGCGGTTTAATGGCCCGCTGACCTTCTTAACAATATTTATTAGATACGTTTTGTAATATCCAAAATTGCTTCAATTTCTTCCCAATCAGCATTATAATTTTGCCAGTCGCCTTTGTGTGCGATTTTAATAGCTTTGTTAATAACGCTAGGTTTTACTTGTAATTCTTCTGCTACTGCTTTAACAGTTTCTTTTAAGCCTTCTGATAGATCTTCAATTTCACGTAGTACTGTACTACCTTCTGAAATTAAACGCTCGAGTTTTGCCTTTTCTTCTGGACCATATGAACGACCTGACATAAATTATCTCCTATATTGCCTATTATACATTACTTATTTTAAAAACTCAACCTTTAGAGGTGGAAATGGCAGAAATTAATCTGCCATTTATTTGATTAACCGCGGGCGATTCTTAACCAGCGAGCTAATTCGTCTTCGCTTTCTTTAACTTGACCCTTGTTGTCGATAGTTGTTCCTGCTGGAACCTTTGGAAGAGTTATAGTTTGAGTTGGTGACGATGTAGTTCCTGCTGGACTAGCTGCTTGACCACTTTCTGGTTTTTTAGTTTGCCCTGCTGTTTGGGTAACTTTTTGTATTGCGGCATCGGCAGGAGTTATATGACTCAATAAATCCGCATCTTCGGTATCTCTGTATCCGCTCATGATCTTTTGCATTTTTGCAATAATTTCTTTTTGCGCTGGAGTTAACTCTCCGGTAGTAGTATTAACTTCTGGTTTAACTTCTGGTTTAACTTCTGGTTTAACTTCTGGTTTAACTTCTGGGCCTGTAGTTGTATTGGCAGGAGTATCTGTACTTGGCATTGGCGCTTGGCCGCCGTCTAATGCGTTAGCTGCTGCAATTCCGCCTGCTCCGAGTGCTGTTGCACCTAATGCTACCTTGCCCGGATTTTTACCTACATAGTTTGCGGCTTTGTTAGCCATGTTAGCTGTACCACGAGCATTGGTTGAGTCACGTGCAATTTCTGCAGCACTACGAACTTTACCGGTTGCCTTAGGAGCAGCCATTCTTTGAGCAAAATTCTTTTCAGTACCTTTGATTAAATTGCCTGTGGCATCTTTACCTGCAAGCCCGCCTGCAAAATTTCTACCAACGTTGGCAACATTATCCCAACCTCGTCCTATTGCAGTACCCAACCCACCTAGACTTAATTCATCTAAACGTTTTTGATCCCATTCAATAGCATTTAACATGTTTTCATCTGTAATTTGATTACCGTGATCATCGATAACAGTGTTGTCTTCTGTTAACCAAACGCGGTAGTCTGAATCTTCTTCTAAACGCCATTGACCAGCTTCGATCATTGCTAACTTGGCTTGTAATGATTTAATATCTTCTGCTACTGTTGCGGGTGCCGCAGGCTTTAAACCCATCTTGGCTAACACAGCTTGTGTTTTTGGTCCAACTTTGCCGTCTGGTGTTAATCCGTTGGCTTTTTGGAATGCCATAATTTCTTGAGGATTCGTTGGGTATTTGCTTGGATCGTAGCCTAATGTTTTTGTATCAGACGCAGTTTTTACTTGGTTAACCGCAGCTTGTGCTGCCAAGTTAGTACCTAATGCAGTAGCACCACGTGCTACTTTAGCAGCAGTGCCTGCACCTTTAATCAATCCACCAGCAATAGCACCTCCAGGAATTGGGACTGCAATAGAACCGGCCACATTGCCTGCTCCGTATAACCACGGGCTACGTGTTTCAGCTTCTTTGCTTGCAGCAGTTTGTTTTGCTAATTCGTCTTTGTATGTACCAGGACCTAATGCACTCTTAACGCCAGCGGCAATGTTATCACCAGTGCCTAAAGTTACGCCATTCCATGCACCACGGCCAAAGTCTCCGGCATCTTTGCCTAGTTGACTCATACTGTATTCGTCTATTTGCTCATCTTCGAAATCGTAACCAAAACTTTCAGTTAATGTTTGAGCAATACTGGAATTAAATTCGATGTCTTCTTTCTGGAAAGCGTTCACTCCTAAACCACCTAAGGCCCCGCCGGTAGCACCTGCTATTGCTTGCCCAATACCTTTAAATCCTGCCTTCTTAGCTAATTGTTGTCCAGCCAGTGCGCCGCCCGCAATTCCAGCACCAATTCCAACTTTCTGTCCAAGAGTTTTTTCTTTTTCTTGTGGAGTAACTGGGGGCTTAACTTCTGTACTAGGCATTGGCGCTTGTCCGCCTAATGTCGCTAGCAATTGATCTCTCAGTTTATCTAACTCTGCCATCTGTGCGGCTGATGGATCCACTCCAGGATCTGCTGGTTTAGTTGTATCTGCTGGCTTATTTGGGGTAGGAGCAACTGGCCCAGTTAATACTTGTTGTAATGCTGCTGGTTCAACTTTGGCATATTGACCAGTTCCAAATAATTGTTTTACTTCATGCGGCACAACTTTAAGTCCAGCAAGAGTCAAGGCATCTACCATTGATTTTTGATCTGGCTGGCTCATAAACTTTAAAGGCATCATTTTAGGATTACCATCGCCACCGCCTTCTCCGCTGGCATCGCCGTAGTAAATGACTCCAGTCTTTGGATCAATAGCATTGGCTAATCGAGGAATTTGATTTAGTGGAATACTTGCGTATTTTTTAACCTGCTCAATGGCAGCTTCTTTAGCATCTTGTGCTTTATTAGCTTGATAGTCAATACGTCCAGAAGCGTCAGCTTCTGCAATGGTATCTAGTTTTGTCATTAAGTCACGTAAATTCATTTTCTTCTTCCTGATTATTTTATAGAGCACTTAGGAACTGTCTTGCCATCCTTAGTTTGCATTCCTGTTTGTACTTGGCCTGTTCGGCAAGTACTGGTTTTCTTTTTTGGTTTAATTGCTTTAGGTGTAGCAGGCTTAATTGGAGCCGTTACTGTTTCACCTATGTGCTTGGGTATGTTGTGAACTCTACGCCCACCTCCCTTGCGTATCTTGGCAAGTTCTTCAATACCATGGCGAATTTGTTCAATGTTCATTGCTAGTTCTGGAAAGCGGTTAGCAATGCTTTCCCATACTACTAGTTCGTTGCTTTCTGCAGCTTCTGTTAGTTCTCTAAGTTGACCACGTGCTCGCATGATACGTGCTTCAATACTAGAAGGATTAACTCCTTTGTGACTATGAATAGTACTAGATACTGGACTTTCTTTATCAAAGTCTAACGGTGCTTCATCAACTACGTAGTTGCCCATGCCAGGACCGTTACCGCTAGTGAATCCCATGCTATGGCCAGGAATTTCGTTTTCTTTAACTTTCTTTTTCTTTTTGGCAATAGCAATAGCAGCCTGCTGTGCTGGATTAGCCGCTTCTTTCATTAACACACGTTCTGCAATAGTCTGTGCATACTGATTGATTAAACTGCGTTTTTGATTTTTTTCTGTTGCAAACTCTTGTTCTACTTCGGTGAAGTATTTGTTGATTAAACTGGTCTTACGTTCTAAAACGGGAGCAGGAGTTTTTGTTTGATAGTGTTGCATGGCCATTTGTACAGGCAATGAAACTTTGTGCGGATTACTGGCTTCAGTTAGCACTTGTGTGTTTGCATTTTTATCTACTATAGATAAAAACTTAGCCATGTCATTGGCGCCTACTACAGGGTTAGTAGAAACACTATCCATCGCCTGTAGTATG